ATTGTATGTACGCATGTTGCGCAGGCCCTTTGATTCGGGTACCACCGCCAAATACTAGTGCATTTGCTTTGTCTTCTGCTACTTGCTGTATAAAACTGTTCCAACTCATTTAAGGCTCCTTTTGTTTCTTTATGTGTATATTATAGCAAATCGGTAATTATTGGTCAACCGCTTTCACACGCACATCGGTGTTGAGAGCAGGTGTATACTTTCGTATTAGTTCACGCTCCAGTTGGTGTGCTTCGGTCTTGCCACGCACAATGTCAATGATCGCAAAGTTAACAGCACCTTCACCTGCCGCACGAATCGCTTCGTACAGGCGCCATGATTTGTCTTCGGTGCGTGAACGATAGATATGCTTGTTGATGCGTGAGCGCAGGCTCATGTTAATGGTGCGTTGAGTTTTGGCTGTAACACCAATGTAGTACTCCAAGCCAATTTGGATGAAGTAAACAATGTGGGTACGATCCACTCGTTTTTTGCGTGACTGCTTTTTAAGTTCCATACATGTATTATAACCGAAATTGCTTTTTTGGTCAACCAAAATCTACTACTACAAAAGTACTACTTTTTACCGGGCCGAAAAGTAGTACTTTGGGTTACATTTTTGAGATTATCAAAACTAGTACTTTTTTGCTATAAGTATTACCATGACAACAGACGAACCGGGTGTGGTACATAGTGGAGAAATTTGGCTCAAAAGCCAGTGTTGGATCCAAGAAAGACAATTGGCATTTGACATTCATGCATGTCTGCAACAACACAATTATCAACCTGTTAATGTTTTAAGCAATACTAGATCTATCTGGCAACGCGGCAATCAAAAGTTTGTGGTCAGCCTTGTTGATGATTTCTGGGACTGTGCCACTGATAGAAACCAAGATACGCCCTACCTGCTTGATCGTGACACTACCGTGATCACTGACAACTTTTTAAACTGTCCTAGTATGTACAAAATTTATAGAACACCACAGAGTTTTTATGGAATATATTCATACACACCGGACAACCAAGCATGGACTCCAATCCGTGATTATACATTTGCTGTGAATCGCCAAGATTATAAACGCATGCAGGTATTGTTGCAGTTGTATCAAAATTTAGGATTTGATTCAGGCTATGTGAATTTCAATTGTCAAATTGGTGGCCAGCGTGTGGCACCCGAATATGTTCGGCGCCAAGCATTCATTGATCAAGCCATTGCACATTCTGCTAGTGATCATGAAAAAAACATGTTCATACAGTTAGCACAGCAGATGCCTATAAAGAACCATGACCTTGACCATGACTCGGTATACAATCAAAGTTGGTTGAATATCATTGTGGAAACCTATAGCAGTGATAATGTGATCAGTGTGAGTGAAAAAATATTCAGATGTTTGGTCACACCAGTGCCATGGATAGCATACTCAGGAAGATATACAATAGCAAAATTACGTGAACTGGGTTTTGATGTCATGGATGATATTGTAGATCACAGTTATGATAGACTGTTGGAAGCACAGTACAAAATGTCACGTTTTGCAGATTGTGCCCAACAAATCATCTCAAAGGCGAAAGCACTGCCTTGGCAAACAGTTAAATCTCGCTGTCAGATTGCCGCATTTCGCAATCAAACATTGCTTGCTGAATTGGCACGTGTGTGGAGCGATAATCGATCAATATGGTTACAAAAACTAAGTCAGGACATGAGATAATGTGTGGAATATTATATGTAGAAAGCCAAAGCCCTATACCTTTAGAAAAACATCTAGAGGCCTTGGAAATATTAAAAAGTCGTGGTCCTGATTTTTCAAGATACAAACACCAAGGCAATTGTTTTGTGGCTCAAACAGTGTTGCATATCACTGGCACAGCAGATTTTTACAGCAGACCCAATGCAGATTTTTTTGCATACAATGGAGAAATATATGACTTCCGCTGGCACGGAAAATTCAACAACGACGTTGAATTGGTTTATCAAGCGGCCAAAACAGATCATAGACTATTCAAATATTTTGAGGGACCTTGGGCCTGGGTATACACTGATTTCGATCAGGTAAAGTACGCCAGTGATCCACAAGGGGAACACTACCTATATCGGTATCAAGACAATGACATGATAATTGTGTCAAGTGAAGTGGCACCTATACTATGCTATATTAAAAATGTCAAAGTGCCGGTTGCTTACGATAACAAGTGTTGGACCATGCAAAGCCAGACACCTTGGGCAGGTATTGAGCGTCTTGAACCAGGCAGGTTGTATACCAATCACGTGGCCACAAGAATTTTGGATGATGTATGGTCGTGGGTACAACCTAGATCTTACATCAGTATTGACGATGCACAAAAAGAATTTGATTCATTATGGGAACGAGCTCTGAGGATTACCCGACCCGAATGTGCCACAGCATTGAGTTATTCAGGCGGTTTAGATAGCGGTATTATTTTGCACGACCTGCACCCTGCACAGTTGATTTCAGTAAACATGACTGGCAAAGATCCTGTGGTTGATCGAGTGCGAGAATTTTTATCACCTGAGCAATTAGCATGCCTGACTGAAATATCAGTAGACTTTGAACACTATGCTGAAGAATACAAACAACTATTGCAACACACTCGAATGCCAGCACAAAGCTGGAGTTTTGTGGGCAAATGGATTGTGGCCAAGGCCTGTAAAACCAGAGTGTTGTTTACTGGGCTAGGTGCTGATGAATTGTTTGGCGGATATCAGGTATATCAAACATTGGATTACACTACAGAACAGTCTACAAGTCCATACAGTCAGCACATTGACTCTGAGATGTGGCAACGTTGTTTGAGTGTTTACAACCATGATCCTAAACAAGCCACGCTGTTGGCTGATTATTTGAGTCAAGTGATAGGATGTGATGCACCGGGTATCGATCGCATCTGTGGTGCCCATGGAATTGAAGCCCGCAACCCATTCATGCTCAAAAGCGTAATGACCTTTGCACTGAACTTGCCTTGGGAGTTCAAAGTAAATACAGTTACCAAACCATTGATAAGAAAACAATTTTTACAACGTTGGTCACAAGATATGATATTGCCCAAAATGGGATTTGCCGGGCATGCCAATGATGCGTTGCCTTGGTTAGACATCAATATTGATCCCACCGGCGACCGACACCAAGACTGGAAACAAATTGCACAACAAATATTTGACCAATACGCATAATCCACAACAACCTTGGCCGCACTGGATTGTTGATGATTTCCTCACGATAAGATGTTTGGCTGAAGTCAAGTCAATACAACACACTCAAGAACAACAAACTGCCGGGCGTAGAGTAGGTGCCGGCAGATTTTTTATCACAGAGCAAAGTGCCGAACAGTATCCTCAACTGTACCAACTGTGGCGCAGTTTACATGATGGCATGTACAAACAGTTCTTTGAAAGGCAAACTGGACTGGACTATACTGGCCTATATCCTCGACTGGAGGTGATCAGTGACATAGGATCGTTTTATCTTGAACCGCATTGTGATCAGCCCGAAAAACGTTTGACAGCATTAGTGTACACTGACCATGAACAACTGTATCCAGGAACACAGTTGGGCAACAGTCATAGAGTTGAAAGTCGTGACAATCGTTGTTTCTTTTTTGTGCCCAGTGATACCACAGTACATTCATATCCAGCCACACAGTTTGAATCTGTGCGCAGATGTCTACAAATCAATTACTGGACATATAGTCTTGCCAGGGAACAGGAATATCAAACCACTCAGGTGTGATTTGGGTCTCCGGGTGTGCAGCAAAGTACCGAGTCATTGTGGCCACTGCTTGTGGCTCTCCGGGTGTGACTGCTCGAGTTCGTGAGCTGTTGTATTCATACCAGTACAGGCCATAAGGTGCGTTGGCATTGGTCAATCTAAACAAAAATTCTTGACCTGGTTCGGCGGCACACAGTTTGGCAAACTGTTCAAACGTGTTCACTGGTTCAAGATCTCTGTACAAGTGTGCGCGATTGCTGTGAGTAGAAATAAAAGCAGGCACTGTGCATATTTCGGGCATGCGCTCAAGGCAACGCAATCTAGAATCACCGTTTCCGGCCAAAAATGTACCATCTCCTTGATCCTGTATCAGCCAAGGTTTGACTATGCCTTGCTGACGTATGTCTTGAATCCATATGTTGAGTTTGACCAAATTGGCAATGTCATAAAAACAACCAGGATCAGTCAAAAATGCATCTAGTCCTTGGTTTCGTATATGACCGTTGGCCCAGTCACACAGATCTGCCAATCGTTGATTGGTTGAAATGTTGTCGAACTTGGCCGCAGGGTTCCAGAACAAACAGTGCTGACCACCGTGTGTGGCCTTAAATATTATATCGCTTGAACCTGGATATCGAACTTGTTCTAAGGGATTGTTCCAATACATCACGTACTTATATGATAGAAATCTTTGGCCCATCCTATCGCTACCATGGCGAAATTCTGACCAAACCCGAAATAATTTATGTCATTGATCATCACTACGACGAACTCAATCGGTGCTTTCATGTAGAAAAATTATTAGAGAACAGCGCATGTGATCCAATGAGTCATTTGATAGTATTTGATCATGTGGTGCAAGAAGATGATGCATTTGCACCATACAGATGTGCATGTTTGCCTATATTTTTGTCCAAAACTGAACAGCAGTTCAATCGTCAACAGATAACTCCAGACTGGAATCAAAAACGCCGTACATTTAATTTCATGATTAACAAGATAAGATACAATAGAACATTTTTGTTAATGATGTTAGAACACTTTGGGTTGGATGACTACGAATATACATTGTGTTGGAAAAACAACAATGTTGATCGAAACAACATGTTGACCAAGACCAACGATACATTGTACCAACAAATTATTACATCTGCACGTTTGAGTGTTCCTACTCGTCAATATTTGTTTGGCACAGAAAATTTACTAGACCAAGGATTGCAATATGGTTCATTGACCAATGCACAAGTGTATCAAACATTTTTACAAAAACAACTATTTGAACCCACATGCATTTCTTTGATAACAGAGCCAGGTTTTTTTGAACGTGAAACTATTGTGACAGAAAAAACCATCATGAGTATGTATGCTGGAACAATTCCAATCTGGGTCGGTGGTTGGAGAATTGCAGATTACATGCGGGACCAAGGATATGATGTGTTTGATGATATCATTGATCATAGTTATCAAAATCTAACTGATCCATGGGATAGATGTTATCATGCAATAAAATGCAACATTGATTTGTTGCGTGATTTTTCTAGAGCCAAGTTGTTGATTGAACAAAATCAAAATCGATTACTCAACAACCTAAATCTATTAAAAAACAATCATTTTTATAACCGGGCAAAACAAGGTATAGAAAACCATTCATTGGCGATCAAGATAACGTAAAAATTTATGCATGTCACCATACATGGCATACATCACAGCCGCTTGACTACCAAACAAAATCAACCGAGTATTCTTACCACCCTTGAGAAAGTAAGGGCAGTCCAGTTTTCGATTCAAGGTCATCAACAAACTGGGACTGAGTGCGTGAGTGAATTCAAATTCATACTGTTCAATTTTCAAAAGTTTAAAAACATCCAGACCCGACAGACTCAATCTCATACCACCGTCTTCGCGACTGTCCTGCCACCAAGTCTTGATAGCAAATCGATAACTGGGCCGATCGTCCTCCGGCAGCCGAGTCAACAGTTGTTGAGTGAGTTCTTGTTTATTTGGCATCGGGGTATACTTGCGCCCCCTGCGTCAAGAGCACGACTGTGAACTTGTCGGTCTTGAATTGTGTATTGAGTTTACGTGCCAAGTTTTTGGCATGTCCGGGATTTGAGAATGAAACCTTTTTGTACTTGGGTCCTGGATACTGTGTGAGCATGTTTGATGTTTTCAAGTTGATAGGTTTGGTATCAAAGAATACAGCCCATACTCCTTCGGAGGCCAACACTTGTTCGGTCTTGTAAGTTGCTTTGTCAGTGTGTTCAATCAACACATTTGGTTTGGGTCTACTCATCATTATCTCCGTAGTTTATTTATCTCAAAAACTACGTGGTTTTGAAACTGCCGCCGCTCAATTCTACCGTGATTGTTTCCTGTTTGGGTTGTGTGTGCAAGGTTTCCAGTGTGAGTAACAGTTTTGTAATATCGCTGTGTAAATCTTTGGCTTCACGCATGGTCATGACAAAATCACGCTGGCCGCGTGATTCATGTGCCTTGATTGAGTCAACAAAACGATTTATGTGTAGGCTCATTTGATAAACTGTTCCAATTCTGGAGGAGTCCAACCTGCTGGTTTGAGTACCTTGCCATCCTCACGCTTGCGTACACGGCCTGTTTGCTTGTCAATCTTGGCAAAGTTGGTGCTCATGACTTCTTTCCAGGCACCTTCTGCATCTGCTCCTAGACTGTGAATAGCACCAATGGTCACAACCAAAATGTCAATCAAGGCATCAAGATCATCCTTCTTGGTTGAGCTCGCCACCAATTCTCCAAATTCTTCTTGAATGAGGTTGCAGTACAATTGGTATTGGTCCCGATTGAATTCGCCTACAGTTTGTTCGCAGGCTCGCATGAATTTTTCTTGATCACGAAAGGGATTTGTCATTGGCTTCTTCTTTTGAGTTGAAAGGACCTTGATAGGCATAACGCTCCAAGGTAATAAGTTTGGGATGTTGTACGGTTTTCCACTTGCGATGTTGCTTGACTCGGTACCAGCCTGCGGCAAACCACGATTTGGATTTGTCTTCTCTAGTGAACAATGGCAACCGATGTTTGACATCCCATAAAGGATTAAACACTTCCCCTTCCACTTCATGGCCATAAACCAAGTTTGGTGGCAATGGCGTCACAGTTTCAGCCGGCTCAAATTGGATGTCGACTGCTTCTCGAGCCATCTTGATAGTTTTGTAACTTACTACACTATCAAGAATTTTTATGGTACAGTTACCGTTTTCTTTTACTTCAAGCTGACCAATCTTGCGATCACCCTTCTTGAGTATGTAATACTGATTGTCCACCACTGGTTTGGCTAATATCATCTAGCACTCCTTTATATGTTTCATTGAGCCAGCGACCAAACTGTTCGGCCGCATCACTACACTTGTTCAGTTCGTACTTGCCACAGAACTGCATGAACCGCACTCCCACCTGTCCCACATCACGGTGACTGATCTGCTCACGTATGGCTGTGTCAATAGTGGTCTTGATGTCATCTGGTTGTGCTGTAAGGTCAATCAAGGTACGATTGCGTTCATAGTCATCAAGCACACGGTGCTCCGCACCTTCATGATCAGTCCAACGTTGCAACATCAGATTGTTCCAATTGTATCCGCGACGGTCTCGGTCTCCAAAGGCCTCACGGAGACCAACTTTATTCTTTGTGCCTTTCTCACGTACTCCAGGATACGCACTGAATACGTTGTCTGAGCTGTCACCACGCATGCACTTCTCAAATAACAACCAGGCTGGATCCGGGATCGTTTTTGGCTGTTTAGTTTTCTTATCATTGACGTGCTTACCTTTAGCATCAAATATTCCCTCCAGTGTTAACAGTTCGTCAGCAATGCCATTGTATTGTGTGACATTGGGTGCGAGCAATTGCACAAAATCAGAATCTGAACTGATAATTACGTGATCGTCTTGTGGGTGTAAAGCAATCCAACGTGCTATGATATCATCTGCTTCAGCAGTGGCACATCGGATAACGCTACAATTGGTTTTAGTAGCCAAGTATTTAGTCAGCTCATCATAGGTTTCCCAGAACAGTCGATCCTCTTCTGCTTCCTCTTCGGTCATTTTGCCACGTGCCACAGCACGATTGGCCTTATAGGGCTTGTAGTAGTCCTTGCGCCACGAGCGTCCTTCTAGTGCGAATACCACATGATCTGCTTCAAAACGACGGACCATTTTGTTCACAGCCATCAGGGTCACATGCAAGGCAAAGCCCAGTTTGGTCCAAGAGTCTGCGGCTCTAAATGCTCCGTGTCTAGCACGAAAGAACATGTTGGCAGTATCAATCAGTACGTATTTCATTGGTCACAATCAAGTTGTTATCGTAGATGTATTGTAACACATAATCAGCCCAAAAGCTATGGGCATCGGCACCAAAATGGTAACTTTTGGGGTTTACATACTCAAAACCGTTGTTTCTACACACAGCACTGTAGGAATGATCTATAGAATATGGCTCAATATAGGCCGTTCCCCAATCCCGATCTTGGGGCAATTCACTGAATGTACTGTGCCCGTTGAAGAACAGGTGCGGTATTTGGAGTTGATCCAGTTCCTGATGAAATGCCCAAATTTGGTCATGTGCCCGGCGTGTGGCTGTTTTCCAATCCACATCAATCACAAACTGTTGATATCGATCTCGTAGTTCGGGTGGCACTATGTCCCAGCCGCTGGCGTTGACCTGATACCAGATGCCATTGTGTAGCCACTCTTCTCGTTCCCAAGTTGACCACTGTATAATCATGAACGTGTTGGCCAGTTGATTTGGATTGTGTCGGATCCAGTCACGTGTGGTGCGAATCATGCGATCGTTGCTGGAAGCAGATTCAGCATCACAATGCATTTCAACACCTAACTTCTCAGCCAGTTGGGTACACCAGCTGACTGCTAGATTGGCAGGATGTGGCCTGCGATCTATTCCGTTCCGGCCATCGTCTATGGCAAACACTTCATCAACAGCGGCTTCGGCTGCCGCGGTATGACTACAGCCGTTTACATACAAGATCATCTTTGTAGTAGGACTTTTTCAGTTTCTGCGGCAACCACACGTTTGCGTAGACTTGAACTAGAGAATGAATGATCTCTACTGTTAAATATATGTTCAATCTGCATAGACTGCCCTTCACTGCGTCCGGTAAAGTTTGTGTCCTCATACTCGCTGCCTAAGATGCGTACATCAATTGGTAATGTAAGAATTAAATCTACTAGATCTTGTTCTGTGGTGTATACAACAATCTCGTCTACAAAACGG